CCAGGAGGTAAATACTGATAATGTGCGCATATAATTATTTACCATGAATATAAGTCACTTCCCAAATAATTTGCCAGGCAATGCAGACATGGTGTATCCACAGGTGTTGGATGCCATGCGCAGCACTGACACAGTTGTAGAAAATAATATGGATGCAGATGCTGCACTCATATGGAGTGTGTTGTGGTATGGACGTATGAGTGCTAACAAAAGAGTTTGGGATCATTATAGAGCGCAAAACAAACCTGTGTTTGTTATAGAAGTTGGCGGACTACTTCGCAACGAAACTTGGAAGTTAGGCATCAACGGTATCAACAGAGATGCTAACTTTGGTTTAGATGATAACATGCCAGATGATCGCAGACAAAAATTAGGCATAGAATTACAACCATGGAAGCAAGATGGTGAATATGTGCTTGTGTGCGGACAGCACGGACACAGTCAACAATGGGTTGACATGCCAGACATGGATACCTACTACCGCAACACCATAACTGAAATACGCAAACACACCGATAAGCCTATAGTTGTACGCAGTCATCCTCGTTACAGAGAAGGATTGCATTGGGCCTGTGATATGCAATGGTACAAAGATCAGGAAGTCACTTGGAATATACCAAAGCACATTCAACAAACATATGACAGTTTTGATTTAGAACACATGCTCAAACACACATATTTTACAGTGAGTCACAGTAGCAATGCTGGTATAAACAGCATCTTACAAGGTGTACCTAGTGTGGTTAGTGAAAGCAGCCTAGCATACGAAGTAGGTTCTACTATAGGCACATTGTTAAACAAACCTAACAGACAAGAATGGTTAAACCGTTTGTGCTACACTGAATGGTATGCAAACGAAATACACACACAATGGCATAGAATCAGAAATTGTGTATAGACGTTTTACGGTCATAAATACCCTAGAGCGATTGTGCTCTAATTAAAAGATAGGTTTTAAGCCTACACCCAAATTGGTTAACCAAAGGAAGAAATCAAAAATGTTGAAAAAATCACTTGCAACTGCAGTTGCATTAGTCTGCATTGCTGGCGCGGCACATGCAGAAACAGTAGCTCCTGTTGACAGCCTAGAGGTAAGTCCTTTTGGTCGAGCTCGTACATATGTAGAAGTAGACTCTAGAGATGGAGTTGATCCAATTGTTGACTCAGGTAGTTCACGCATTGGACTAAAAGCCAAAGGTCAAAGCGGTGCTATTGGCATCTTTGGCGAATTAAGTGCAAACTTAAATCTTAACGGTGGCGAAAATGTAACCACACGTTTTGGTTATGCTGGCGTTTCACTAGAAAAGTTAGGTAGCCTAAGCATAGGTAGACAGCAAGGTGTACAAGATAGTTTCACCGATAATGCAGACATTTTCACCGGAGCAGGCAACGCTGCTGCACAACAGATGGGCTTCTATGCAAGTCAAAGCATCAAATACACCAACGAAATTGGTGGAATCAAAGTTGCTGCTCTTGCAGGAATGGATGACGACGATGCAGGTAACGAAACAGTTGATCGTTACGAAGTAGGCATTGGTGCTTATGGCTTTGCTATTTCTATGGGTCAGGACGAAGGTGCTGATACTTCATATTACGGCATTGGTTATAACGGCAAGTTTGGCAAAGTAAGTGTAGGAGCAAGTTACACAATTGCTGACGCCAATGACGGTGGAAGTTTTGAAGATATCGTAATGTTCAACAGTGACGACACAACCGCTGTAACACGCGGCATTGAAGTTGCTGCAGGTTTTGATGTATCAGAAAAAGTTGCAATCATTGGTGGTTACAACCTAACAGATGCTAACGGCGACGAAGGTGTTGCTGTTGGTGAGTTACAATATGGTCTAGGCAAAAAAGCATTTGCATTTGCTAATCTTGAATATGATCTTGATGCAAGTGAGTATGTAACTAGAGCAGGCCTACAAATTAACTTTTAATAGGCTTTAAACTTTACAACGAAAAAAGCAGCGGAAACGCTGCTTTTTTTATGAGTGGTGTCTATAATCAAACACTTCGCCATCCAGCCATTTTGTTACAAGTCCATTGTCTGTGAGATAACCAATGCGAGTGACGATTTCACTCATGTTCTCACTGAGTAATCCAAATTCGTCTAACTGATACCAAGTGCTGGCATAATCTACAGGGTCTTGGTTTTTATAACAAATAACTTCTATATAATCTTCAAAGGCAGGTTTTTTAAAATACGCATCTGCACAATCAAATCCGTTGAGTGCTAACAAATATATCAACTGTGAAAGTGTAAAAGTAGAATACTGGTTTGCAAATGTATAGTTCTTAAACCTGTGATGCACAACATTAATGGTGCTGGGCACACAAAGATATAACATGCTGTTTACAGCCATTTGCTTGCTGATAGCACCTAACAGTTTTAGTGGACTGTGTGCATATTGTAATGTGTCGTGGCACCATACAACATCAAATTTGCGTTCACTAAAAGGTAATCTGTCTTGTGTGTTAAAGTCATGCTTGACCAACATGATGTTTTTGTTATTGTAAGGTTGTTTGGGTTTTACATCAAGCCCAACACAATTGATGTTGAGTGGTTGTGGATTTTCTAAATCTCCATCTGTAGCATTAGCCCACCAATCTAAATCTAATCCCTCACCGCTACCAACATCCAATAAATTTTTGATGCTGCGTTTAAAATCAATAAACCCATCTAGATACTGCAGTGTCTGCATGCTGTGTGCGTGACTTTCATGTGCAGATGAAAACATCATGATTTGAGTATACCTAACATGCTATATCCTTTAGCAACTTCCATTGCAGCATCGCCATCTCTTATCAGTTTTGGCAATAGTTTTTTATCATCATACTTGGGATTGTTTTGTACCACAAGCATTATATCTATTGCTTGTTTATAATTCTTTTTAGCATTAGTAAAGAACTGTTGGCAATCTCTGTATCTACGCCAACCTTCAGCAGTTGCAGCACCGTTGCGTATACCCTTGAGCATAGCAGTTTCTAGTTTGTTACACTCCATCCAACGATTGTATATATCCATATACTCGAAATCAGACTTGGACATCTTCCATACCCGCTGTTCTCAGTCGCACAATGTGACCCATTTGCCACTGTTTGGTATCAAGGCCTTTCATTATGCCCAGCCAACGGTTGCGTAACAGTGCTACTTCATTGATGATTGTTTCAAAGTCTACTACTTCGTCCTCGCCATCCACATACTTTTCAGCATCACGTGATGTAAGTGCTCTTGGATAGTTTTCCAAGTACTTCACAAAATGCTTGCGGCGTATCTTACGCAACTGTATGTTGAGGTGATTGAGTACTGCTTCTACTTCTTGCAATTGGTTGAAACGTATTTCTGTTACTGCAGGCAAGTGTTTGATATTCTTCTCAACTATGCCATGAATACCACACTCTTTGCGAGCCTCTACTAGCTCTGCTTCAAAGTGTGCTATAAAGTCCGGGATATATGACATATCCTGTACTACTTTGCTATACCAATTTGCCATGTTTATATACTACAACAAGAGAGAAGAACTGTCAACTGTTTAGTCGCTCCAGTCAAAATCTTCATCATAATCATCTTCTAGTAGACCGTGATCTTCTATGGATTGTTTAAGATATTTGTCTTCTACTAGTTCTAGTAACTCTTGCTCGTCTACACCCAAATCAATCAGGCTGTTGATGTAATGGTCAGCAGCCTGTTGTTTGTCTTTGATGTATTGAGAAAGAATTTGCCAAGACTCGAGTATCAAGTCTTTTTCTTCCATTATTAATCTTCCCCGTTGTCTATGTCAACTGCAACGCTTTCTTCGTCAAACTCTGCTGTTGGCTCGGTATTTACCTTTCCTTCGGAGATGTCTTTCATAATAACTTCAAGTTTTTCGCCAGTCCACTGCTTGCGAAACTCAATCATTTCTTCACCAGCGGCTGTTGTATACTTGAGACGGTTACCTTGTTTAACAAGTAGTTCTTGTTTTTCAAACAAGTCAATAAGTCCACTGTATGGATCCATACCTGTTTCATATGGAATCTTTACTTGTACACCTTCAAATGGTTTAGCGTAACGTGTTTTCATAACCTTACAAGCGGCACGAATACCACGCACATCACTGACTTTGTTGCCTGCCTCATCTTCTTTGAGTTTGAGTTTACGCATTGCAACAACAATGCTACTTGCATAGATAAAACCTTGTCCGCCTGAAATCTTGTCATCTGGATCAAACATGTCTTGTGAAGCGTATGTATGGTTGGTACACACCATACCAACATTGTAACTGCCAATCATGTTTACAGTGTTACGAACAAGTGCTGTTAATGCTTTAGGCTTACGACCCAAGTCACCTTTCATATCGCCTTTATCAAACTGATCTACGTCTGTTGGTGTTAGCAACATGCCTAAACTATCAATTACAAACAACACCTTTGGACGTTCTTCCTCAGCCATTGCTTTGTAGTCTTTCATGAATGTTGAAATTGTTTTAGCAACATCATCAATCATGCTCATGCTGAGTTTGAGCAGTTTGCTTTCGTCTGTGTCTACACCTAGTGCTTGTAACCAACTTTCGTCAAGTGCATTCTCACTGTCTACTAGCACAACAAAGATACCTTGCTCTTGTGCAGCCTTAACAATGTTACCACTTGCAAAATAACTTTTGCCTGCACCACTTTCACCAGCAAACACAGTTACTTTGCCCATGGGCACACCTTTATAAAAGTCGCCACTTATAAGCCAATTGAGTGCATAGCTTCCTGTGCTGATCCAATCGGTTGGATCATGAAACCCAATGCTGAGTCCGTCTATGCTTTTTGTAATGTCCTTGCGGAATTTGCTTACATCAAAAGGTTTTGCCATTATTAATTTCCTTATATTGTCTTAGTTGTTAAACAATTTCTAAGAAACACTCGTTGTTGTTCTTTGAATTGTGGTATATCATTGTTCTGTACTTTTGTAAATTATCTTCTAGATCAACTATGTTGCCAATTGGAATTTGGGTTGCTACTGCAGGTACATTATGAGTGATACACCAATCCAAAAATTCTTGACTGTATGGAATAGTTTGTGGACGATCTAAATTTATTTGAAATGCCCATTCTAGTGTTTCATAATTATAATGGTCGTTATTTTCTAATTTAGTGTCCCAATAGTGCCATTTGTCATAGTATTGTCTACCAACATAAGTGTAGCCAAAAGAAAAATTTACAATATCTTTGTTACTTACAAATGAATCATAGTAAGGGTTTTCAACTACATCCCACTTTACTTTGCTTTTGTATTCAATGTTTTTAGCAAACACGCTTTCGAGATTATGTACACTCATGTTAACTTCTTCATAAGGATAGATATATCCTAAGTGGTTTAATATTTCTGCTACTTTTATTTTGCGTATTTCATCGGGGTATATATCGTGTAATTTCCAACCTATTTCAGCTTGTGTGCTGTCAGAACTAAAACGCAACTTATCAATATCAACAATTTCTTTTTGACTAAAAACCCAATCTCGATGCTGACGATTTAAAAAATTTTGATCTAGATAGTCTAACAAGTTTGTATTTTGTTCAAAAGATGTACTTATTAGATGAGGTAATATTTCATTGGTTTTACTCAATGCCCAATGACAATGTGTTAAGTGTTTATCTAAATCTTTACCTAGGATACCAGAATCTGAAAAACTATTGTAATCTTTTTCTGCAACTTGTGTAATAAACCATTCAATTAAATCTGCATTGTATTTTGATTCAAATGCAATCAAATCACCAGATTTCTTAAAAACTAAGTTAAACTTCAATAGCATTCTCCTATTAAGAAGTTCAAAGAGAATAGAGGGCGACACTTAGCCGCCCTCTGCAGATACCTTATGAAGATTGACGACTCCTGATCATTGCTAGAATGTCTTCTGCACTTTTACCGCCTTCGGTTTCTGCTGGCTTTGGAGCAGGAGCAGGAGCAGGCTCTGCTACTGGAGCAGGTGCTGCTTCTACGACAGGTGCTGCTTCCGCTGTTGGTGCTGGCGCAGGTGCTGCTGGAGCAGGAGTAGCTGGGGACTGTGCTGTACCTGCAGGAGCATCTACACCATATGGACGATAGTATTGTCCAAAACGCTCAACATCATATGCTTGTCCATCTACACTTGCCTCAAACATCTCTTTGAGTACGTTGATCTCAACTTCAGTTGGACGCTTGGGCAAGTAATCTGACAAGGTGTGTAAACCATGTGTGTCAATTGCTGCACGTTGTACTTCAGTGAGTGCAGTTTCTTTGCGAGCCCACTTTGATGTGCTGTAGTCAGCATATTGACCTTTGGTTGTTTTAGTGATACGGAAATCCAGTCCTGCATCATAATCAGTAGGGAGTTCTTGGATGTCTGGATCCATCAGTGCATCTTTGATAAGTGTAAAGATGCTTGGCGAAATAACAAACCTACGAATAGGATTCTCAGGTGTGCTATCTTCTGTGAGTGGGTTTTCGTTTACAAATCCTTGGAAGATGTAACTACGCTTCTTCCAGTATTTGCGACCCATTTCTTCTAATGAACTATCTTTGAACCAAGTGCGAACTTCTGTCAAGATTGGACAGGTTTCGTTCCACATTTCAACACATGGCACTTGTACCACAACAGGCTTGCTATTCATGTCGCCTTTGACGCCATTGAACGGCAAACGAATCATGAGTCGCTCTGCCCAAAAGAATGTGTTGTTAGGATCGCCATCAGGAAGGAAACGCACTGCCGCAGTGCTGCCTTCTGGGATATTCCAATGTGGGAAAATTGCGTTGTCGCCGCCGCCTGTACGCTCACTGCGTGTTTCTTGAGCTTTAAGTTTTGCTCTAATTTCTGCCAAAGATGCCATAATTTTTCTCCTTTATGTGCCTAGTTTAGCCTTAATTTGTGTGCCTAAATCACACACTGTATCAACAGTATATGATAATGTATTTAGTAGGTCAATATCTTTTTTATAGGTTTTTTGGCCAAAAAAACAGGGTCCGTAGACCCTGTTTTCCTCCCGTATAACTTTTTTTATTTTTTACGTTCTAAGTCTTGCAGTTTGCGCATTTCACGTGCAACAATACTGCGTGGTGTGATTTGATAACCTTCTTCGCCTAGTCTTATGCCATGATTTGATTTTGCATTTGATCCTATGCCTGCTATTGCCTTCATACGGTCTAGACTTTCGTCATAGTATTTTTCGTCTGAATCCATTCTTTTCTGGTCCAGATACTTTTGCTTAACTTCTGGATGCATTGCCATGATTTCTTCGTCTGTAGCACCGTCTTGAATCATGTCTTCAATGTGTTGATCGAGATTGTTCATTTTGCCTTCTTTAACACCTATGTCTTTTAATACTTCGTGTGTCATAACACTGATGTCGCTGGAGCCTAGTTCTTCTACACCTGCATAGTCTGCTGCAACCTCGTCAATGGCTGCCATTAGACCTTCAATACCACCTGCTTTTTGCAGTGCCTGTTTCATTAGATCTTCATCATTCATTATACGATTTGAAATAGCATTTGCAACTTCTTCCATGCTAGCACCTTCTTGTTGCTCGTAGC